CTATAGCACTAGCCTAATAAAAACCGAAGGTAGTGCTGTAACGAGGGTTGAGGAAGATATAGCTTTAACATTACCTGACGATGCATCTTTTAATTCTTCTGCTGGATTTACTTTATATGGAGAATTTGAAACTAATGGTGGTTCTGGAGCATCAAGTATGGCGTTGCAAGTTAATTGTAATTTAGGTTATTTTGGTTTTGGTCATAATGGCTCAAATTGGAGAGCAAGAATAAATAATGGTACAGATAACGAACTTCACAATTCAACTACATCAATACTTTCTACTGTAAAATTAGCATTATCATTTAATTCAAGCGGTTTTAGTATGTATGCTAACGGAACATCTTTTGCATCTGGAAATACAAATATGAGTGCCATAACATCTGCCGACTATATAATATATAGAGATACTGATGAATTTGGCTCTTTTAGAATAAGAGACTTCCAACTATACAACACCGCATTAACAGATTTGCAACTCGAATCACTAACTAGCTTTTCATCATTTTTAGAAATGGCGAACGCATTAAACTATACAATAATATAAAAATGGCAAATACTTTAAATTTAGGAACGGACGGCAACTGGGCAATCAAAGAGGGTGCTTTGCTTGGATATAATTCAGAGAACAGCAATTTTAAGCCTCTGCCTTTTGATTTCACTAGAGCAAGTACAGCAACGTATGTCGCGGAAGACGGACTGATTAAAACCGCTGCAAGTGGTGTGCCTCGAATCGACTTTTTAGATAGCACAGAGGGGTCGCTAAAACTCGAACCTCAGAGGACTAATACGGTTACAGATAGCGAGGATTATTCTGCTTGGAGTGCGGGAGGAGTTACTCTTACTACGGGTCAATTAGCACCAGATGGGACGTATAATGCTACTAAAGTTAGTGGTACTATTGGTAGCTCATCTATCTATAAAACTGGAAAAAGCTCTACGACTGCTTCAAGAAGTGTTTATGCAAGAACCGTAAGCGGGACGGGAACTGCTCGTCTGTGCAGCTATTTTGGTAATACAAATAATTTATTTACACTCACCGAACAATGGCAAAGGTTTGAATTAACAGACTCTGTCTCTACTGGCGGTACTAATTTTTACTTGGCGGATTTCAGAGGTTCGCAAACTTTAAGCGAATTTATTGTATGGGGAGCACAGTCCGAAGAGGCGAGCTACCCTACATCGTACATAAAAACCGAAGGAGTAACCGCTACTAGAGTGGCAGATACTTGTAGTAATGGAGGTAATGACCAAGTGATAAATTCAACAGAGGGGGTATTGTATGCTGAAATAAAGAGCTTTATTAATCTTGATACAGTAGACGCTAATAGGTATATAACACTAACAAATGGAACGAGCGACGAACGGGTAGCGTTATTACTTGGTGGTAACACTAGCCAATTAAGAGCTATAATTTTTAGCAGCACGCAAAGTATAAATCTATCTTTTACAACAAATTTAACCGAAGTAAAGCAATTTAATAAGTTAGCTGTAAAATATAAGTCTGGAGATTATTCTTTTTTCTTAAATGGAATAAAAATCGGCGGAAGTACTGAAACAAGTATTTTTTCAGCAAATACGCTTAATGATTTAAGTTTTGACGTTGGTGGAGGTACGCAGCAATTTAGAGGAATAGCAAAAGATGTAAGAGTTTACAATACAGCATTAACAGACACAGAATTAGCAACACTAACAACGATATAATGATATTTAAAAAATACGAATTTGCAGACGAGGCAGCATGGTTACTAACTAAAGACAGCCTACAAGACGAAGAGGGAGTACTTACTTCTGAGGTTATAGCTATTCATGAAATAGGATTCACTTGTCTGACTACAGACGAAGAGACTGGAGAGTGTTTAACGCAATCTAGCAAGTATTATGTAGACATACTACTAAATGAAGACATAGAGGCTATAGAGCCTTTTGCTGCGTACCCAATACCGTCTCACAGCTTGCATTATTTCGCAGGCTTGGAGCATTTATACTTAGCTTCTTACTGTAATGCAAACCCAGAAAGTGAACTCTGTTCTATTCAGACTGATGAATGATTACCTACCGACAATAGCAATAGCTTGCATGCTGTTTTTCGCTCCGATTAACGGCATAATTTTCGTAGTAGCAGTCTCTACTATTATAGACACAGCTTTCGGCTTATGGAGAGCGTACTCTAAGGGCTCTATAATTAATAGCAAAGACTTTAGATATGGTTTTGTCCCTAAAATACTCAGCTACATAGGAGTAGTTATGATGGTTTACGTGTCAGATGTGTTCATTATTAACGCATTGACTCAGTTAGTTATTAGTGTAGAGTTTCTAGCCACTAAATTAGTAGCCCTCATCTTAATATCTATAGAAGTTAAGTCTATGGACGAGAGTTTTAAAGACGTCAAGGGTTATTCTTTTATACAGAAAGGTAGAAAGATTATAGACAAATTTAAAGACATAAAAAAAGAGCTGAAAACAATTAAGTAATCAGCTCCTCTATTCGATTTAACTAAACGCTTATAGTTCCATTGGGACGTTTAAGGCGTAATCACCTCCAAACACTACAGCACATCCTATAGCAGGCTTCTTGAAGTGCTTACCGTAGGCCATAGCGTAAGATGTGTTATCTATTCCGCACCCTACAGCACATCCAAACACCTTATAGTTAGCTCCTACAGCGTACTCTGTGAACATCTCTGTATGTCTGTGACCTTGAACCGTACTCATCATGTCGTCCTTCGCCTTCTTTGTAGCTCTGCCACTTTCTCCATGTATATATTGCACATTATCGTAGACAAATCTAGTGTCATATCTCCAGTTAGGAGTCTCTAGCACTTCCGCCATTCCCTTAATCCATCTCTTAGGCACTCCGCTTGCAAATGCTTTTCTAGTTATAATCCTATCATGGTTACCTATACATACGTCAGCATCGGGAAAGGCCTTATACCACCTACCTAACTTCTTAATAGCAAGGTCTAGCTCATCTCCTCCGCCCATTCCGTCGGGGTCTGGGTCATGGAAACTTGAATAATGGTTATCAATAACGTCGCCTATGAACATTACTTGATTACAATTGTGCTGTGCGTACACATCCTTACAATGCTTTAGATAACCCTCTAAGCAAAATGGCTCGTGCAAGTCTCCTATTACTAAGATTCTACTCTCTTCTTTGTTGATGTGATTGTAGGCAGCTAATTTGTTACCCTTAAGTCTTGGTCTTTCTTCTTTGTGTTTGTTTTTCATGATTAATAATTTTCTTTTTTTACGTTAAAACTAGGACACGCTTTGTTACTAAACTCGTTGTGTCCGTGAATTGCTACTATTTTGAATTGTTCTTTTAAGTCATTGATTAGGCAAATTAAACCTTTTTTCTGTGCGTCCGTTCTAGTGTCTTTAGGGTGCTCCATATCAGCATCCATTCCGCCAACATAGCAAACGCCAAGACTACCAGTATTCTCTCCTCTCGTGTGGGCTCCTATTCTGTCAGTATGTCTACCAACATTAACAGAACCGTCTAATTCTATCACATAATGGTAGCCTATATCTGACCAGCCCTTATTTAAGTGCCATTGCTTTATAGTTTCTGTCTTTACATCTCTGCCCTCTGGAGTGGCCGAACAATGTATGATTATTTTATCTATTCTTCTCATCTTATTTTATTATTAGTAAGGTAGCTATAGCTGCGGATACTATCGATATTAATCTATTGCTTCTTAATTTAACTCTTTTATTTTGGTTATCTAATTTTAACACCCTATTGTCCTCGTTAAGGTCATTTACAAGCGTTTTAAGAGACTCTGTGTCTTTCTTGGCACTATCTACTAGCTGAGTCAGTTTAAGTTCCCTAGATTGGTTTAAATAAGATTGAGCCATTAAGCTATCTTTCTGTATTAGTTCTAAGTATATACTGCTCATCTGTGGAATAGATATAGTAACAAGAGTATCTCCCTTACTGTCTATTAATACGCTCTGAGAATAGCTTAACTTTACTAGGAGTACTAGCGTTAATGTAGTTATTAATTTTCTTTTCATTGTTTACTATTATACTATCTGACTTTAATTTTAAAACCTCTATCTCTTGGTAGATGGTATCCGTATTGCTTAAGGTAACTACTCTAGCTACTGGCTCTACGGGTTTACTATCGTGTCCTATCCATATATACGCAGCTTGTGCCAAAGCTATCACCGTAAGAAAAGCCAGAGCCTTAAATACGATAGTGCTTGTTGAATTGCGGCTAGGTGACTCTTGACTATCAAACAGTCTCATTAAGTCGTCCGCAGCTCTGCTCTCTATGAAGTTCCTACCGTAGTAGTGCTCCTCTAGAATGTCTAATATCTTATCTCTCATAACTCAGATATTACTTTTTTTACTTCCAAATATTGCTGGCGGAAAGTCTTATCGTACAATAATAAAGAGTTAGCCGCATCTACATTGTTATATATAGTACTTCTATCTCGGCCTAAGTAAGACGCTATGTCCTTCGGTGTAGATGTTGGCATGTACTCCAAAGCCACATGGCAGAATAAGTGTCTAGGCGTTACAAATTCTCTATCTCTACGGTGGCTAAGCACATCTCTCTTAGACTCATCGAACACAGAGCAGACAGCATCCATTAAACTGTCGAAGCTAATGCCTATAGATATTTTAAAGGCTTCGTATTGCTTGTTGCTGGAGCTTAAGTTATGGGCTAATCTAAGTAGCTCTATGTACTTAGGCTGTAAGTCCATCAAATCCTCCAAGCTATTTATGTATTTATCCTGCAAAGTAGCTACCTCCTTGAGGTCTAGGTTTTGCTTGTATAATATATCTTTCATTTTGTTTATGTTAGTACAAATATAATTGTATAAACTTAATATACAAGAATTATTTTATTTTATTTAGATATTCTTTAGATTCTTTTACCTTGTCTATCAATTGCTCTATAACTTCCTCGTCGTATTCTATAGCAAAAGACTTAATCCTATGCTTACTATCTAAGTCTGTGTAATCTATTGGCTCACTATACTCTAGTTCGCTAGGCGTATTCATAAGACAGTACACTAGCTCCGCTTTTCGTTTGCCAGTCAGGCGCATATAGACTTGTAGCTGGTAATAGTAATCTTTGTTAGGTATCTCGTCCTCGAATAACGGGAATGTAAAGCAATCCCAACTAGATTTTATGTCTATAATCTTATCCTCCAGTATAACATCGGGCGTACCACAGAAGAAATCATCCTCAAAGTACTGGTCGTTCTTAGCTGCGAACAGCCATCCAAGTTCTTTGGCTGCGTAGTCTATTGCGTCATCCTCTACCGCGTTGCCTTTGTCTAGGTATTTAGATGAGATGTCTTTACGCACTCCATATATCTCCTGCTTAGCCCACTCTTGCAAATAGGTGATAGTAGTTTTAGACAGAACCTCACTCTTGGAGCGAGGCTTTGTCATTAATTTACCAGAGGCAGATGCTCTTATTTTAAACTCTCTCATTATTTATAGGGATAAGCTGCTTCGTTATCTTTAGAAATAGAATAGTGCTTCTTAAGTTCAGCTATTTTAACGCCCTTATCTATGGCTGCGTTCCATATCTTGTCGCCTTTATTAACCCACTTCTTTTCTGAAGGGGCCTTAGTTGCTTTACTGGCAGCGTTTGCGTCGTCGTCTTCGGCTTGTAATCCTAATAATGACTGCAGGGTGTAGCGTCTGTAATATGTAATCATAGAACCCATCTTCTGCGGGTCACTAAGCTGAGTCAGTTGCATACTAGACCATACATTCTCTCCGCTGTCTACGTCCACGATTTGAGAACGCACACAACCCTCTGCGATAGGCTGCAATAATAGTAGGCCGTTCTTTTCTAGTAATGGCTCTACATGTTTAAGTAGTCCATTAATATCAAAGTACTTAGATTTGAAGAATGGGTTTGTCGAGTCTTTAGAAATAGCTCCTATTTCCTTTTTGACTGCTGCTAATTTTGTGTATATATTCATATGTTTCATTGTTTTGTTATGCAAATATAGTATTAATTGTTTATACTTGGCTCTATTCTTTTATATTTTAACTCATCAGCGTCTAGAATATAAGAGCGGATAAGGTCTTCGGTTACAGCAACCTCTTCTACGTCCATAGCCCACTCGTCTGTAGTGTGCACTCCGTTAATATCTACAACTTCTGACACACAAATATTTAACTCCTCGCGCTCTATGTAGTCGTATAGGTCTAGTCTGTGTATTCTTGTCTCGTAGTACGGTGCTAGATGGTCTGGAAGGAACGGAGAACGGTCTATAACTAGAGAGATAAACTCTTCATTATCCCAGCCTATGTCCTCTACCTCCTTGCCGTCCATTACTAGCAGCTTGATTTTGTCTAATCCGCTTAACCCAGTAAGCTCTACCAAACAATCAGTAAGAGCCTCTCCTCTAGCGTTAGCGTTATCTATCGCTACCTCTATTATATCTATCATACAGTTCTTAGTACTGTCTGAAATGTTACGCTGCATATTAAGCACGCTATTAAATGTGTGAATACTAAGGCCGTATATGGCTGCTACAGATTCACGCTCTAGTAATGTAGTGTTCGCTTTTATAGCCTTGCTAATTTGTGGCGAAAGTTTGTTTTGGAATTGCATTTTATTTTATTATTTTATTTCTTAGGTTGGTGTATAATTCTATTAATCTATCGTCTACTGGAGACTCTCTTCTTAATTCAGCTAGGTCACTATTTATAAGTGCAGCTATTAAAATCTGTTCGTGTGCGTTTAATTCTATTTTCATTTGTTTGTTTGCTTAATTGTTTCTAATGTAGCTATAAAACCTATAGCGAAAACTATGCAGCCTAATGCTGGCTTGTGTAATAAAATACCTACTACAAAACCTAAAGGAAGGAAGATAGTGAGTACGTTTGAGATTTGTTTTTTCATTTTGTTTGTTTGTTAATTGAAAGGGAGCTTTTACACTCCCCGTTAGTCTAATCTGAAAACTCGCTTACCTTGTAATGTAAGTTATTAGGCTCTTTTTAAAGTCCCTTGACTTCTCTGCTGCTTCTTTGTCGTGTGTCCCTAAGACTATCCATAGCATATCGATAGACGAATCTGTCTTTTGCTTAAAATACTTTGCCCACTTGTCAAAGATGTCAAGTCTATTAAATTGCTCAGTTAAAAATTCTGCTTCGCTTTGTCCGTTTTTGTTAAATAATGTGTAACTCATGTTTGTTTATTTTTTTATTTGTTTGTTATTGTACTGCAAATATATACGTACAATTTAATTATACAAACTATATTTTAATTATTTTTTTAAACTGTTCTATATCCCATACTACATGATACTCTACACCTACCGCCTCGAATGCTTCTTTGCATTTAATCTCACCCTCTGTAAGCTTTCCTTTACTATCGTTCTTTATTTCTATTATATAGACTTTACTATCATAGGCCACCAATATATCAAAAGCGTTCTTCAGTTGATGCGTATGTAATACGTAACAGCCGAGAGCTCTTATCTGTTTAACTAGTAACGGTTGGTTAAGGTCTACTTTTGCGTTTCTTCTCATGTAACAAAGATAACATTATATATGGATTAGAAAATTTTATTACTTTTTTTATTATAAATGTTTGGTG